GTTTATCCAAAGTCTAATCCTATCTGGATCGGAATACCTGGAACCGCTTCACAATCGGCAGCCATCGTTTGATCGTCATATTCAGGCCATACAGGTTTACCTTCTAACACAAATGTGTATTTCCCTTCGGCATAACAGCGTATCCAATCCAGATTTTTTCCTCCCATAATCTGTTCGTAATAACCTACAGGCAAGTTACCAATATTTTCCGCTTTAGGATTTTGTTTCCACCAACGGCCACAAGAAAAGATAAATCCTTGCGCTTCAGGCATTTCTTCAGGAACTTTTTCTGGAGGTGTTTCAATAACCCCTCCTGGCTGCTTCCAAAAGGTCCAAGGGTATTTTCCTTTAGGTTTTTCAATTTCTGCTACTCGGTACATCCAGTGATCGTCATCACACGGATTGCTATCAATCCAAACACCACGCCAGCTCGGACCACCGTCTGCTTGCACAGGATAACGGCCCACTCTGTGTGTTAATCCATCAATAACCGCTTTTGGCAATTCTCTTGCCTCATTTACCCAAGCACCTGTTAATTCTAACGATAATAATTTACGCACATCTTTTGGTTGATCTAACGCTAAAAATACCACTTCACAATCAATACCTGCTGCTTTGCCTCTTGCTGGCAACTTCAAATGATGCGTTATAGGTGGCGCATGGCGAATAGGTCCCCAGATATGTTCAGGAAAAAGTTCTTGCCAGGTTTTTAATGTTGTTGTTCGCAGCATAGGGTAAGAATTTCTTACAATAGCAAACCGTGAATACCGAATACCATCTCTAGGGCTTACCTTTTGTTTTACAGCACGGATCATTATTTCCGCAGCACTCGCATAACTTTTGCCACTTCCTACAGGGCCAATCAATCCTCGTACAAAAGAATTAGAATTAAGAAATTCCCACACCGTAGGGGAGGTAGAAAAATCTAAATCTAAGCTTTTTAGCGCATCATCATAATCATTTGTCTTCTTCGATGTCGGCATCTGTTATCTCCTTTGGTCCAACCATTTTTATTCCTACAACCGATGGCCTTTCACTATTGCTTTCTGGTTCTAACAATCCAGCAGCCTTAGCCAGCGTTTGTAAAATCTTTACTTTATCGTGCAGCTCAATATCAATCGTTCCTTGATTTACTCGTATGCGTTTAATGGCTGAAATAGCTTTAGGATCAATATCTTTAAACGCTTTCACCTTAATTTCTTTGCCATCGTATTCCATAATCTCATCAATATTAACAGTACCCAGATCAATTAAATGCTGCGCTAATGCATCTCGGCTATCCTGCAATAACTCTGATCCACGCACTCGTTTTTTAATTTCACGTACACCGCCAAATCTTTTAAGAGGAGGGATATTAGCCATTGTCATTCCTTACTAAAACTGATTTACATATTTGACATTCTATTCTTACCCAGTCGTGCCATTGAATATCTACATGGCCTTCATGCAAACATTTAGGGCATTGTATTGTAAAAAACCCATGTTGATATAAATCATCATTAACAGTTGTTGTGCCTGAAGACGCTGAAGCGTATGTAAAAGCTGATGTATCAGCCATTAAAACGGAATTTCATCTTCTAAATCTTGTGTATTATCAAGATCTTGGGTTACTTCCGCTGGCTGCGCTTTCGGTTTTGATCCGCATAGCGTTATCTCACCACCAAAATCTCTTAGCACCACTTCGGTAGAAAATTTTTCCATGCCAGTTTTATCCGTGTACTTTCTGGTTTCTAATTGTCCTTCTACATAAATTTTATCACCCTTGCTGCAATGATTTTTCACCAGAGTTATAAGATTTTTATTAAAAATAACCACTTTATGCCATTGTGTACGCTCTTTTTTTTCGTTCGTGTTTTTATCTTTCCAATACTCCGATGTGGCTAATGTTAAATTACACACCTCACCAAACTGTAAAGATTTAATATCTGGATTTTGTCCAATATTTCCTAACAATATAACTTTATTAACGCTCATAATGTTTCCCCTTTATGTTTTTTTTGCCGTTTTTGCTGCTTTTTTAAATGCTGATGCTAATGGCCTGCCATCTTCACCTTTTCTTCGCATTGTTTCGCCAGATCCTTTTTTGATACGTTTTCGCTTTGCATGAATATTTGCGTATAAACCACGTTTTGCCATGTTATTCTCCTAACTTTTTACGTAATTGTTTTACTAATGTTTGCCGTTTTAATCTTCGATCTAGCTCAATACCATTTTTTCTGCCTAGATCCTCCAATTCTAATTTTGTCATTTTTGTTAAGTCGGTATTAGAACGCACTCCTAACACTCGGTTTAGCCAGTCCATAAAATTCTCCATATTTTTTCCCTTTCTAAAAAAACCAGAAATATTTTTGTGAGGCCTCTATACTACTACGCACCCCCCTGGACCCCCCCAAGGTCGCCTCTGGCGAAACGCATTTCTGGTGTACGCTGCGCCACGGTAATTCTTTTTATTTCTATTGTGTCATAAATCCAATGGAACCTCCAGAGTTTATACAAATCATTCAAACCTCCAGCTTGTAACAGCTCTAACAGCATCCGCTTGTATGTCTGCTATTGTCTTTGTTGCTGGCTTCGGAGTTATCACAGCTTCGAAGTACTTCAAAGATACTGGATGCTTCTCACCTTTATCTCTTCTTCTCTTTAGTATCTTACGCACCATTGTGAGGAACGCTGCTTCATCAATCTTCTTTGCAATCCTTCCTGCAATCTCGACCTGGTTCATTCCATATCTCCATTCCTTTTTGTATTTTTCTTTTACTTCTTGTCTGTATAATTGTGCGTATCTTTTTGCTTTTTCCCCTATAGTATTATCTATATGTTCTACTGAGTAGTTCATGTTGCCCTCCAGCTCAACTGCATAGTTGCCTCCCAGCTCAACTGCGTGAGAGTTATCCACAGAGCAGTTGCCTTGGGGATCAACAGCGTTTAGTGTCTTTAATGCTTCTTGACGTTCCATAGTTTCATCTCTTCTATCGACAGGTTGAGCAGCGATGGCATCATCTAGTGTTGCTTTAGGATCATAGATAACTCGCCATACGGCACCTTGTCTTCCAAAGGCACGGAACTGATTACCTTTACGAACACATTCCACGTAACCCCAGTCTTGTAGCTTTCTAAAGTGTTTAGAGATAGCAGAAGAGGAGATGTTAAGTTTCTTGCTCATAGTAGAGAAGTTAGGCCAGGCAAGAGAAGCTGGATTAGCATGGCTGCATAACATGGTGAAGATAACGAGCGTCATAGGATATTGATGGAAGCGTTTATCAACAGTCGCTCTGGCTGGCACAATAGCGTATGGTCCAGGAGCTTTGCCATCACCAAATCCTTCTGTAGGTTGTCGTACTTCATCACGTTCTTTCTTTTTCATCCATGCTGCCTCAGTTGTCTAAGCAATATAACAAGTACAGTAGACCAGTAATTCTTGGCCCAGTCGCTTTCGGAATTGTTAAGAGCAATATAAGTATTATCAACTAAGTGTTTATAATTCATGGTATAATTCCTCTAGCTCTAGGTTAATAGTGTTGTATAAATACAGCAGCTCTGGATCATCATCGAGGACCTTTTGCAAATGTTTATTAGCATGAAGGCAGGTAGTGTGATTTTTATTAAGCTTCCATCCAATTTCAGATGTTGACATATGAGTAAAGCGATGAGCGAAATCTATAATAAACCACCTGGCATAGACAGTTCGAGTATCTCGTCTACGTGATGTAATAATATCTAATGGCATACCAAAACGATCAGAAACAATCTCTGCAATCTCATCAAAAGGGAGGATTATACCTCGGTAATCGTTACGCCAGGCCACAAAGCCTCCACTAGCTTTTTCTTGAGTTTGTAAACGTCTGTTTTCTTTCCCTTTACGTCTTCCACTACGTAAGAATTGTTCGAGAAATAACGGAAGTCCGCCACGTAATCGCAAACCTTCTTGCCATTTACTACGCATGAGAACCTCGGTTGTAATTCCAAGTTACGTATTTCATCATTCATCTCCAATAGTTTAAGTTCTTGATACCGCCCAGCCTCTTTCTTAGAAGCAAAACGTATGCCATCAACAAATGTCGGTATGTTTTTAAACTTGTTATAACGCTGC